AGTTTTGCTTGTTCGGCTTTAAACTTGATTTCTTCCATTGCAATCTGTTCTTTAACTTGCAATTCTGCCATATCGGTAGATTGGTTGAACTTAGCATGATCCATTTCAGCAGCTGCTTTCGCTTGATTAACCTGCATATCGCTTTGTGCTTTCATTTGTGCGATTTGCAATTGCGCGGCAACTTTAGGGTCTTGTGGTTGCCCTTGTTGCGCGGCTTGCGCTTGCTGTTGTTTAATTTCTTCTTCGGTAAATTTAATGCGTTTTGGATCAATGCGGTGTGCTTTACACGCTTCTTCAAACCATTTAGATGGATTTATTTGAAAAACGGGATTCATTACCATTTGCCCCATTTGCAATAATGCTTGGCTTTGAGCGTCACGTTCAAATAATACAGATGATCCTCGCGCCTCGATATTAAAATCACCCTTGCATTCTTCTTTTCCAAATAGCATAAGCCATTCGTAATAACGTGAGATATGGGGAACGGTAATCATATCATCAAAATTACGAGCGATATTTCGTCTAACTGTCCCAGCGTTATTTTGCAACATTGTCATGCCACCTACTGTATCAGGCGCACTACCTTGTTGACCTTGCAGCATCATTGGTAATCCCGTTATATCCTCCGCCATTTTTAAGGCGAACTGGATAATAGCCATTAAATCTTGTGTAATAATAGGGATAATGACAGATGAAATTGCGCCGCGTGCATCTTGAATTGAAGAATCAGGAGATATTCGTAACAATGAACCGTTGCCAACTTCAATTGTTCCGCCGTCTGCTGCTTCAACACCATCGGCAATTAACATGGTTGGTCTACCACCTTTACCCGCATTATCAAGTAAGTTTCGCGTTGCTGCATTGATAATGCGTTGCGGTTCACGAACTTGGCGTGATACACCAATACCTGTCCATGTATCATCCATTGGTTGCCAAGTCATTACATCAAAAGGAAATTCACCGCTTTCAAGTGGATTGATAGCCGCTTTAATTACCTTCTCACCTACCATTACAACAATTACATTATACGATTTTGATTCATCATCAATTTCAACATCACACGCTTTTAAATCTTCGCTATTTGCTTCACCGTAGTAAAACCAAATTTCATAACTATCTTGATTTTTCTTTTTGCTTTCAGTGAAAAAATCATCTTTTTCTTCTAAGATTTTTTCAATTTGTGATTTTATATAACCAGGGTCGTCACGCAATCCACGCAATTGTTTGGCAGTAATATAATCACGCTCCCAAACATAAGAACCATTATGGATATTTTCTTTGCACGCAGGATCAGGGAATAGATTTCTAGGATCAATACGTTTTGATTCTGGTTTAATCTCAACGCTTAGTGCTATAGCATCTACATTACTACCCATTTGATGAAAAGATTTTTTCTTTTCAGTAACTGGATAGCAACCTTTCATTACACCTACGCCAATTTTAGCGGCATCTTTAATTACTTGTCGCACTTCAC